ACTTGGGAAAAAGATCATATGCCTCCTTTAGAACATATTATTCAATCTTATGATACTGCATTTCTTAAAAAAGAATCTGCCGATTACTCTGCAATTACTACTTGGGGTGTATTTAGGCCGGATGCAGATAGTCCACCTAATTTAATATTATTAGATGCTGTTAAAGAAAGATTAGAGTTTCCAGAGCTTAGAAAAAAAGCTATGGAACAGTATAAGTATTGGAAACCGGAGACGGTTATAATCGAGTCTAAAGCTTCCGGATTACCCTTAACTTATGAGTTGCGTAAAATGGGGATACCTGTTATAAACTTCACTCCTAGCAGAGGTAACGACAAACATGCTAGAGTTAACGCTGTCTCACCTATTTTCGAATCAGGTTTGATTTGGGCGCCGGATTTTAAATTCGCAGAAGAAGTAATTGAAGAATGTGCATCTTTTCCTTATGGTGATCATGATGATTTGGTGGACAGTACAACACAGGCAGTAATGCGTTTCAGACAGGGAGGTTTTATAACTCACCCGGAAGATGAAAAAGAGGAAAGCATTCCTGGCCGAGTAATGGAATATTATTAAGATGGATATAAATAATTTAACTAGCGTCTATAACAACAACCCGACTTTACAAAGTCAATATACCTTACAACAATATTTAGATTTGTTCGGACAAGGTAGTACAACTACCCCAACTCCAGATCCAGATCCAACTCCAGATCCAGATCCAACTCCAGATCCAGGAATTCCAAGTATTACAAATCAAGGCGGAGATAACGATAATGATAACCAAATTAAAAAGAAACCATTTAATAGAAATGATTTATTAGGAACTCCAGACTATTTTCCAGCAAAAGGATTTAAAGAAACTATTGGAGATGGAATTACAGGTATAATAGATTATGCAAAAACTGGAGGAATGTTTGGAAATGTTATTAGAGGTATATTTGGTAAAAAGAAAAATATAGAAAAACAAACATCAATTAAAACTGCTGACAAAGCAAGGGATAGAATTGAAGCTGAAAGAAAAGCAGAAATAGAAAGAGTTGCCAGAGCTGCTGCAATTGAAAGAGCTAACAGACCTTATTCAGGCCCTACTTATTATAATAACCAAGATACAAATACCATGGGTGGTAGTGGTGGAGCCATAAGTCAAGATTTTAATAATACAACTGCTTCAATAGATAATTATAGTGCAGATGTATTAAGAGCTAGAGGTGGTCTTATGGGTAGAGGTGGCAGTAGAAAGAAAAGCTATTTCAAAGGCGGAAGCGTAAGAAAATATTTCAAAGGTGGCATTGTAAGTCTACGAGGTAGATAATGGCCGGACTCTTTGAAAGCATCATAGACAATTTAAAAAAGAAAAAAGAAGAAGGTAAGATAACCGGCGGTTACCGATTCTCGGACGACGGTAAACTAAGCGTTGGTGGTGGTTACTACGACGATGATAAAATGTTCGAGGTAGAAATTGGTAAAGATAACGCTAACATTCTTTTTAAAAAAAGTTTCGCGGACGGCGGATCGACTAATGGTTCCGGCGATGCAGCATTGAATGCAAAAGTAAAAGAGCTGATGGACGATGGCTATGAGTTTGGCGAAGCAGTCAAAGAGGCTATGAGACAAGGGTACGTGGACGGCGGAACAGTAGATTTCTTTAAAAAAACTTACAAAATAAAATTAAGAGGAGATGAGACAGCTCAAGAAATTAAATACTTAAAAGAATTAATGGAAGAGTTTACAGAAAATATTCCTAACCTTAAGGGTAAAAATAAACTAGGTCCTTACTTAGCTGGTAAAAAATCAAACCTACAATCTTTAGCAAAATCTTATGCAGAATATGGTAAAGAAAATATTGAAAAAGTAGCAGCTGATTTTGGTATAGATTACAAAAATGCAGGTACAGATGCTAGAAGAAAAGTCAATAAACAAACAGCCAAACAATATCCTAAAGAAATAAATTCTAAAGATATTGCTTTTTTAAAAAAGAATGAAAAAGCAATTAATGAGTCTTATGAAAAATCTTTAAAAAAATATGTAGAAACATATGGCAGAGAACCAAGTGGTGCTAGAAAAGCTAATTTAAAAGCAGAAGCTACTAATAGAGTATTAGGTAGAGAAAAAAGTAATTTAACTAGAAACGAAGTAATAAGAAACAAAGGTAAAAAAGTTTTTGTTCAAACAGATAAAGCTACTGGCTTAAAAACATTTAAATTTACAGACCCTAAATTAGAAGCAGAATTTATAAAAGATTTAGAGTATAGAAATAAATTTCCAGGAGGAGGCGGGGATAAGGCTGCAAAGTCTTACGCAGATAATGCAGGTGCTCTAACTAGAGAACAGTTTCAAAAAAAATACTTTCCAGATTTAGCTCAAAAAACAGTAGACGATATTATGCCCAACTACACTAAAGTAAAAGGCATAGCAAAAAAACCTAGCATGGTAGAGTTTATTACCAAACAACAAGATGCCATTACTGCAAGACTAACTAAAGAATTTGGTAAAACTCCTCGTCCTATTGATTTAAAAAAAGCAATGAAAGAAGCAGGACTTAAATCTTTTATAAATGAAAAAGGTGTTGCTGCTAATTTAGATATAGGTAATCAAGCTGCTAAAATAAAAAATGCTGCTAGAGATCCCGAACGAATAATTACAGGTATGAATAAATCTAAAATAGGAAGTAATTTAGATATACAACATGGCATTAAAAAACAAACTTTAGACACACCCCGTAAAGTTGGAGCAAGTAGTGAAACTTTAGAAGATCTTTATTTAATAGATAAAAATTTAAACAGAGGTAAAAAATTTCCAGGAAGTACTTCTGCTAATAGTAGAATTAATATTGCTGAGGATATGTTACAAAAAATAAATGTACAACGTGATAAACTAATTGATGCAACTGGAAAAATTATTAAAGGAAAAGAAGGTGAGTTTTATAAATTACAAGCCAAAGGACAAAAAATAGCTAGAGAGTATTCTCAAGCAGATGAACTATTTGGTGTTAAGTTTAAAGGTGCCCCTGGAAAATCAAGTGGAGCTACAAATGTAAAAGGTGTGTTAGATTTTGAAATTTTTAGTGCTGATAAAGATGGTGTTTTAAAGGTTGCAAAAAAAGTTGGTGGAGATAAAGCAAAATCTCTTGCAGGTGTAACTGATAATGTATTGGCTAAAAAGGCTTTTAATCAAACTTCTAAATTAGAAGCAAAACAAATTATTGGACAAGGCGGAAGAGAAATAGCTAAAAGAATTAAAAATGGAGAGATTACCGGAGCAGCTTTAGGAAGTATTTGTAAAGCTATAACTGCTGCAGGAATGGCATCAGGTGGATCAGCTGCTGCAAATTGTTTAAGAGCTATTGAAGATAATCCTGCAAGAGCTATTTCTGCTATTGCTAAAATTTCAAAAGCTAGTGGTAAACTAAGAGGTGCTGTTAGCATTGCTAAAAATGTTGCTAAAGCAACTGGTTATGGATTACTGGCTGAAGTTGCATTTGCTACTCCATTTGCAATTGCAGATATTAGAGCAGGTGAATCTATTGACAGAACTTTAGGAAATGCCACTTTTGGTCTTGTTGGCCAAACTGTTAGTGATGAAGAAAGAGAATTTATGGGTGAAAAAGGATACAGAGCAAATGAATTAGTTAAAGCAAACGAAGCCTTTAATGCATTAGGTATACAATCAGAAGAATTTCAAGGACCGGATGATGATATGTTAATTTCATCTAGACTTACCCAAGCATCAAATACTCTTAACGAAAAAATGAAACCTTACATGATGGAAGATGGAACTTTTAATGCAGCTCAGTTTCAACAAGATTATGGAGTTATGGAAGCAGGTAAAAAAAACATAGAAGATGTAAAAGGATTTAGAAAAGAAGCTATTCAAAAAGGAATAAGAGATAGAGTTGACCCATATGCTAATGATTTTATGGCGGCGAAAGGTGGTATAGCTGCACTACCAAGAAAGGTTGCTAATCCCACTAATTATGGTATGTTTGGCACAAAGGTGTACAATAATTAACAGGAAAGAGATATGGCTGAAATAGATAATACATTACCCAACGTTAAAGTTAGCGACGAAGCTTTTGTAGAGCAAGAAGTTGCTATTCCAGGAATAGATGAATCTTCT